CAGAAAAGGAAACGGACGAAAAAAAAAATTAGGGTTTTATAGTTGGGACTCAATAATTATTCTCGCTATTGAAGTTGGCTTAACGATTAACGAGTTTTGGCAATTGACGTGGCGAGAATTTTTATTATATAAAACGGCTTATCAAAACAAAGAGGTAAGGGAGTGGGAACGAACAAGGATGGTTGCTTATTTGATTTATAAAGTGAATACAAGTGAGAAAAGTCCAAAGAGTTTAAAATCATTTTTCCCTTTACCAAGTGATGAACAAGAAGAAGATAAGCCAAAACTGACACAAGAACAATTGGCAAGGACATTAAAGTTGTATGGAGTAAAATAATAAAATGGCACAAGAAACGTTAAAAATTACGATAACCGCAGACAATCAACAAGCGGTTAAAAATATACAAGAAACAGTTACCGCAACAACAAAGTTAGGTACTGCGTTTAAAACGTTGCCAAATACAAGCAATCAAGCAACAAATGCTTTAACTAATTTATCAAGGGTTGCACAGGATGCTCCTTATGGATTTATAGGTATTGCGAATAACTTAAACCCATTATTAGAATCGTTTCAAAGATTAAAAGTTGAGGCTGGTAGTACAGGTGGTGCATTAAAAGCAATGGGAGCAGGTTTAATGGGTCCAGCAGGTATTGGTTTAGCTTTAGGTGCGGTTTCATCTATCTTAGTTGCATTTGGTCCTAAAATAGCAGATTTTATAAAGGGAACAAATAAAGCATCTGAAGCAGAAATTAAATTTGCAGAAAGTCTAAACAATGCTAAAGCTGAAGCAACAGAAACAGGCATTAGATTACAAGCATATTTAAGTATAAGTGAAAATGCGAATGTCAGTGAAGAAAAAAGAGCTGAAGCATTTAGGGCGGTTGTAAATGAATTAGCTAAAGTAAACAAGGCTTATGCAGCAACAATCACAACTGTTGACCAAGCAAGAATAGCAGTTGATTTATATACAAAATCATTAGTGAATCAAGCTATTGCATCAAAGTATATTGATGAAATTGCAAATAAAACTATTGCTTTAGCTGAAGCAAATAAGAAAATATTACAAACAGGTAGAGATTATTATGCAAATTTAGAAAAACAAAAACAAGCATATCAAGGTGTAACTGGTGTTGCAATTAGTTATCAACTTGCAATTAATGATGCAAAAAATGCAAATAAAGAAGCCAGAATAGAAGCACAAGGATTAAAGAATGAAATTATTGATTTTAATAATCAACTATTAAATACATTAACTTTAAATACAACAAATCCTTTTGATAAATTAGATAAAGGTGCAAAAGATTTAGCTAAATCAACAAAAGAAGCTGCGGATAATATACAAAGAATTGGAGGTCAAGCAAGAGGAATTACTCCCAATATGACTGCGCCTGTATTAATGCAAAGAGGTCCAGCACCAGCAATAGGTCCATCGCCAACAAATGCACCTTTAGGTGGCAGAACAAGTGGGTTTAATGCAATAGTACAATCAAGAGATACTTTAGAAGCTACACAAGCATTGAAAGGATATAATATGCAATTACAGTTGGCTAATAACATATCCGATGTAATAACTCCAGCATTTCAATCTATGTTTCAAGCTATGGCAAATGGTGAAAGTATTAGTGAGGCATTATCTGAATCGTTTAAACAATTAGTAGTACAATTAACAACAATGATTATTAAGGCTTTAGTATTTAAAGCAATTATGAGTGCATTGGGAGTACCAACATTAGGCGGTGGTGGTGGTGGTGGATTTAGTAACTTTAGCCCATTGGGTGCTGCTCAAGATACTGGTAATTTTGTATTAAAAGGAAATGATTTGATATTAGCAATTAATCGTTCTAACTCGGCTTTAAACTTAAGGAGAGGTGTTTAATTATGGCATATAATTTAAAATACAGAGTAACAAGCGCAACGCAAAATAATACTATTTCAGTAGTTGAAATGTATATTGATGAAGCAGTTGCAAGTGTAATTGATTATGATGGGGTTAGTATTCAGTTACAATATATTCCAAGGTCAGATGATATTTACGAGCCAATTTATGCAAGTCAATTATCTATTGCTATTGATGTAACTGATGACCAAAACAATTTACCGAACTTTGTTACTTTAAACGATAGAAAGTATTTAGTAAAGTTAAAGATTGACGGAGTTGTAAAATGGACAGGATGGGCTTTAAGTGATAATGTTCAATACTCGTTTACAACAGGTAGAAAGGAATTAAGTTTTGATGCAATTGATGGTTTAGGTATATTAGATTATTTCCCTTATCCTTTCGTAGAAACTGGTATTGTAGCAAAATTTACTCCAGTTAAAATATTAGATTTTTTCACTACTTGTTTAAATCAAATAGGTTATCCAAGTGGGTTAAATATATATACAGTTTGTTCTTACTATTCTCAATATATGAATAATAGGAACGTAAATACTTATGACGAACCTTTTAATCAAGGATATTTAAGACCTAACTATTTTCTAAATAGTGATGGCAGTTATGAAAGTTGTTTACAAGTATTATCTAAAATATGTAAGTCTTTTGGTTGTAGAATATATCAAGCAAACAACAAATGGAATATAGTAGCAATAAATGAAATTGCTTCTAATGATTATTTTTATACAGAATATTTAGCAAATGGTACTTATTCAAGTACAGGTATTGCTTCGGTAATTAATATAGTTGAATCATACAATGGTAATACAAGCGGATTATACTTTGTAGATAATTCACAAGTAAAGATATTTAAGAAAGGGTACAACAATTTTGTGCAAAACTATAATTTAGAATATTCGCCTAATTATATTGGTAACAATAATCTAAAAACACAAGTCGCTGGAGTACCTGTTTTATGGACTACTTATACACAAGGAACAGGTGGTAGTGTTACATTAATAACTAAAACATACGAATCAAGCGATAGATATCAATTGATTACAGGTGTAAATGCTGGTCCAGTAAAAGGTTACACATACATATCTGCAACTGTTTCTTCTGGTTTACAAGGGGATACTTTAACTTATTCCAATGCATTTTATGACCAAGAATTAGCTAAAAAAAGAGGTCGTTTAATTATACAAGTAACAGGAACAGGTAGTGGTGCGCCATCTTATTATTTTAACGTTGATAAATTATGGCAAGATGCAACTACTGCACCTTTTGACAATTATTATTTAATAGATGAGGTTGATGAGAATGTAATCAATAACTTTTCTATAACTACAACACCATTGCCGATAAGTGGAACGATTACTTTGAGATTAGAAATATTTGATAATGCAAGTTGTTCTACTTCAATAACTGTTGGGGATTTTGTTTTATCTTTTGAATCTCCTATATCAATAATTAAAACTACTTCAATATTAGATTCAAATAATCAATATACTTTAGAATTAGATTTGCCATTTGGCTATCCTATTTATAGTGGTGATGGAATTAATAGACAACTATCTAATCCAGCTTTGGGTAATATTTTAGTATTAAATAATACTGTTTTTGTGTCTGCAACAGGTTGGTATAAATTTGGTGTAAGTGGAACTTTTCAAGGATTATCACAATTGATAATGAAAGAATATATAAATGCTTATAGAAGGAATCTTATAAATATTGATTCTACCATATTTGGTTTAGAAAATGCTGAAGGTACATTTAACGCTGGTTCGGTAATTCAATTTACGGATACTGACCCAAGTCAAATAAACGTATCTGAAAAGTATTATATGACTGGCAATATGTCTATAAACATAGTTTCTGGTGAAATACAATCAACAGTTTTGGATATTTCTAATGTTGAAATAGAGAGCAATATTTTAACTATTTATACATTAGATGGGATAAATTATAATTAAAGGTTAAATTTGTAATATGGCAGCAGTAATAGGAAATAACGTAATGCTTTATTGGCATAGAACAGATGTTGACCCAGAGGTTGATGTCGCTTTTGCGTGTAGTACAAATTGTACGTTTAATGTAAACGTAGACCAAAAAGAGGTAACAAGTCAATCAAGTGCTTGGTTTAGAGAATATAAAAATGATGTGGCTACTTGGAATGTAACTTGTGATGGATTGATTACTTTGACTGGCTTTTCTTATTTGTTTATGCTTGAAAAGCAGTTAGCAAGAGAACCAATAGAGATTAAGTTTGTAGTGGATAACGGAGTTGATGGTTTAACAATTATTAACGGAACTTGTAATATATCAAGTTTAGCAATAAACGCACCACAAAAGGATGTGGCTACTTACAATATTAGCCTACAAGGTACAGGTGCATACAATACAACAGGAACGGAGGTTGACCCAAGCGGTGTGATTATAGTAGGTTCAAA